AAGCTCTCCAAGATGATCCACGGCTACACCGCCAACGACGCCAAGCTCGCCAAGCTCGCGCTGGAAGGAGACCCCCGCAAGCTCGAACAGGCGATGCGCCTGCTCATCGAGGACCCGGCGAAGCGCCCCATCATCCACTCCCCGTCCCTCGTCGAGGCCACGGACGGCGGAATCTGGACGCAGGGCACGAACAAGCTCTACGACTGGTTCGTCCGCCAGCCCGAGGACGCGCTGAACCGCCAGCCCTTCTACTCGGTGTGGAAGCGGCGCTCCGAGGCCGCGATGTACAGCGCCCTCGGCCAGCACGCACCCGCACTCGAAGGCGGCGTGTACCGCAAGGTGGACGTGTTCCACGTCCCCGGCCGTGAGGGAAGGACACTCCCCGACCTGGACCTGCCGGAGGGCCAGCTCCCCCGCCCCACGGTGGGAGACTCCGGGGGCTACGTCTACCACCTCTCACCGCCGGAGAACTTTGACAGCATCCGTACCGGCGGGCTCCAGCCCAAGGAGTCGTTCTTCGGGATCGACCCCAACAACATCCCCCCGGAGATGAAGGGCGGGCGGCTTTTCTTCGCTGACTCACTGGACCGGGCGAAGGCGCTGGCCCACCGTGCGGGAGATCAGGTCGCGTTCCGAGTCAAGGCGTCGGCCGTGGGCGAGACCGTCCCCGAGCGGTTGTTCAGCGGCTCCCAGTTCGGACGCAAGGCGGTCCCTGCCAACGCCATCGAGTTCATGGCCGCGGACGGAACGTGGCACGCAGTCTCGGAGGGCGGCAAGTTCATCAAGCCCGCACTCTCGCGCCTGGTGGACAACGCCTCACGCGACTTCGCGCTGGGCCAGGTGCGCCGCATCATGTTCGACTTCACCAAGCAGTCGCGGTTCACCGAGCTGTTGCAGTTCGTGTTCCCGTTCCCGCAGCCGTTCTTCGAGGGCTTCCAGGCGTGGGGCCACATCGCCTACCGCAACCCGACCGCGCTCGTACACGGCAAGCAGTTGTTCGACCTCGGCGTGAGCACCGGCTTCTTCAAGAAGGACCCGACGTCGGGCGAGTACATGGTCCCCGCGGGCATCTACCGCAAGCCGCTGATCTGGGCATCCACCCTGTTCGGTGGCGACGGCACGCTGATGAACAAGATGGACTCCCCGTGGATTCCGCTGTCCAGCATGAACATGCTGACCTCCTCCACCATCAAGTTCGGTGCGGAGGGACCGATCGGCGCAGCCATCGGCGGCGTCCCTATCCCGGTGCCGGGGATGCACCCGCCACTTCAGGCGTTCCTCCAGTACGCCAACCGGAACACCACGTCCCCGCTGGCCCAGGGCTACCTGTTCCAGTACGGGCCGTCCACCACGATCTTCCCCCGCCCCGTGATCGCAGCCGCAGCGGCGGCGGGACTGGACCTGTCGTTCGGTGCCAGCGACTCCTCCACCAAGTCCCTCGCCCTGACGCTGACCGAGGCGATGCACCGCACCGGGATGGACCGTGACGAGAACGGCAACCTAATCCCGCTGAACGAGCAGGAGCGGCAGGCGATGGAGGCCGCAAAAGTTCCGGTCGGCGGGGATGGCAGGACGCTGGAGGAGATCGCCAACGAGCAAGCAAAGGCGCTGATGACATCCCGCGGCCTCGTTGCCCTGTTCTCACCCGGCCCGCTCCGCACGGCGTTCGACGGACAGCGTGCCGACTACGCAGCCTGGCAGTCCACCCTTGACGCCAACGGGGGCGACTACTCCAAGGCGCTCGACCAGTGGTACAAGGACAACGCCTCCGACCCCTCGAAGTGGTTCGTCCCTGCTGGCCGCACGCTCGCAGGCGAAGGCTACGGCGAGGGCAACACCGCCGTCCGCATCCCGCCCTCGGAACTCGTCTACCAGATGTTCCGCATGGACGGGATCGGGGATCTGATGCGGGCGAACAAGCAGTGGGCCGCGCTCATGCTGATCGGCACCGACCCCAACGTGCAGTCCGAGCAGAACTTCATGGCGTTCTCCGACCTCGTTGCCAGTGGGGACCTGCGCTACAAGACCCCGGCCGAGTACTACCAGGCAGGCGTGGATGGCCCCGGCTGGGCGGCGTGGAACGAATGGAAGCAGGCGCACCACGCAGTGCTGGAGAACCTGTCGGAGAAGTACGGCTCCATCGACTCAGCACGGGGACACGCGGACTACCAGGAGCAGTACGCACAGCCGATGCGTGACTTCTTCAACCAGATGTACACCACGAACCCGCACTGGGTCATCTCCAACCTAGCGTATGACGATCAAACGAAGTCCTGGGACTGGGCCAACGGCTACGAGGACACCCGGCTCCAGGTACAGTCGGCACGCGCTGACCTCCAGCATCTTGTGGAAGCACCGCAACTCTCCGGCTTCCCCGGTGTCATGGCGATGCGCGACTACATGGAGAAGACGGACAAGCTGAAGGAGCGGATGAAGTCTGGGTTCATCAGCGACATCAACTCCTCTCGCGCCGTGGAGGACGGGCTGTTCGCCAAGTACGCCAAGATCGCAGAGGACACGGTGGCGGCGCAGCCCGACACCCAGCAGTTCCTCTCCAAGTACTTCAACGTGAGCTTCGACGACAACGGCAAGGTCACCTCCACCGGGGACCTCGTGTTCAACGCCTCGGAGACAGAGACCCGCTGGGCGTCCATCCCCGAGGACCAGCGTCAGACGTTCGCCAAGTTCGACCGGCAGCTCTACAAGTTCCAGAACCAGGCCCGCGAGAACCCGATGACCTCCTACGAGCGGTCGAAGTTCTACGCCGAGGCCGACAACGTGATGAATCAGATGTGGCGCACGGACCCGAAGATCGTGAAGGACTGGTGGCGGTTCAAGTCCGGCTCAGACCAACAGTCCTACAAGGAATATGCGGCCACCGGGGACGTGGCCTTCTGGTCCCCGTTCGACTTCCATCAGCTCGCCGGCATCAACCTGACGAAGCGAGCGCAGGGCTACATGCAGGAGATCTCTGACGCTCGCATGGAGATCACGAAGCGCAAGTTCCAGGACCCCACGTACAGCTCCTCTCCCGGCTACGACGCTATCGACGCATGGGTCCGCCAGAAGCTCTCGGTCAAGAACCCAGACAAGTCTTTTGTCGCCGCAGTCGATGCGATGAACACACCGGGCTACGGGATCGACCACGTGCTCGGCTGGGGCCAGGTTCCGAAGGGCGTAGACAAGCCCTACTCGAAGGAAGCACAGAGCACGTTCAAGTCCAAGGCCGACTGGCTGTGGGCGAAGTACCTGCACACCGTCCGCGCCGCCACCGACGCGCTGGCCGCAGGCGGGTACACGGGGCGGAACTACGGGTCGGACTCGGAGCGGAAGATCTACGCGAGCGTTCAGGACCAGGCGGCGAAGATCGCAACGCACTACCGGAAGGAAGACGCTGCGTTCGATGAGCAGTGGCGAACGCTCACGGAGCAGAACGGCGAGGCCCTGGTCGGCTCGATGTTCTTCCCCGATGACTTCTTTGGATACGTCGGAGGTAAATGATGGCAGGCACCGTAGCTGAGAAGGGCGGGACCACACCCGGCCCGCCCCCGAAGGGGACGCGGCGGCAGGCTCCCGCCACGAAGGTGAGCGCAGACCGTCGTCGTGGAGACCCCACGAAGGTTGAGACAAAGGCCACCCAGACGAACCAGATCTACGGTAACGGGCCTGTGTACGTGTACAAGGCCCCGGCTGTGGCCATAGAACCAATCACACTCGCCATCCACCGCTGGAACGTGGCAGCGGGGACCAACCTATTCCACCTCACAAAGGATCAGAACAAGGCCGATGTCATCGTCATCCTAAAGGAGACAACCCGGGGCGTCGTCACCGTTGATACGGGCCAGGAGGGTGCATACCGGGCAAGCGGCAAGGGCCTGGTGACGCTAGACCCCGCCACATTCTCCCCCGAAGGCTGGCAGAACACGCTGCATCAATACGACGCCGTGCAGGGCGGTCTACCGGCAGGCTCCATCGCTGAATCACTCAGCCTGAACGTCATGCACGAACTCGCCCACACCGTGGGCCTCGCCCACCCCGGCACACCCGGAACGAGGAACGAGTACGGGCAAGACGTGAACGGCGGGCTGATGGGCGGATGGTCCGCACCGAACCAGAACGAGGTGGATACCATCCTGAAGCTCCGTGGGCTGCAACAGCCGAAGGGGCAGAACGCACCGCCGCCAGATTTCCCCGACGACCAGCTTGTCAAAGAGCCCGTGGGCTATGGCGGCATTAACATCCCCAGCAACCCTGACACTGGTGGCAGTAGCTCGGGGTCGTCGTCAAGCGGCTCCTCCTCGTCGTCCAGCTCGTCGTCTTCGTCCAGCAGCGCTCCGAAGCTGGACCAGTACGGAGATGTGTTCAAGCAGGACGCCGTGGCACGGCAGAAGTGGTCACTGTTCGCCCAGGCGTACACGACGCTATGGGGCGAGCCCGCCACCGAGAAGTACCTGATCGAAGCGGTGAACCAGGGCTGGAACACGGCTGAGTTCATCCACCACGAGCGCATGAAGACGGCGTTCCAGCAGACCAAGACCTACAAGGACGAGGCAAAGGGCCTCTACGGAATCCTCCGGCAGTTGGGCATCTGATGGCGAACAAGAAGGACGCATACAAGAGCACCGTCAAGCAACTGTTCGGCAACGACCTGACGGCCGAGTTGCGCCAGCTCATCGACCTTGCCGTGCGCAAGGAGTTCGATTCCCAGGACTTCATCGAGCGCCTGGTGAACACGCACTACTTCGATCGCCAGTACCCGGGGCTCGTGGAGAAGAACGGGACCATAGCAGATGCGCTATCAGGCCAGGTCGGCCAGACCGTATCGGTGAACTCGCTCGCCTCCGCGCTGTCCAACTACCGCAAGGGGCTTGACCAGTTTCAGTCCATCGCCCAGACCTACGGGGAGAAGATCAACCGCAACCAGTTCGCCCTGGCCCTGAAGAACGAAACCTCGGCTACCGAGTTCGCGGCCCGGCTGAAGGCGAAGGAGACCATCGACGCCAACCCGGAGCTGGGTGCAGCGTGGGAAGCGGCAGCCAAGGCCCAGGGGTTGAAGCCCAACAAGTACGACCTCTACAAGGCAGCGGTCGGTGCAGGGGACAAGCGGTTCATGGCCCTGTACGAGTCCGCGCAGTTGCAGACCAACATCGGCCTCGGTGCCAAGGACGCCCGCGACATCGCCGGGTCCATCCCTGCCGCGGCCACGTTCGAGGACGTGAACAAGCTGATGGCCGAGGTACGCGGGAACCTCCAGGGCTACGCCCCCGAACTCGCAGCCCAAGGCATCAACGCGGCCAAGCTGGTCAAGGTGCTGGGCAACCCCGATGCCTACGGGGCAGAGGTGGACAAGATCCGCGCCATCGCAGAGCAGCGAGCCAACCTGCACGGGCGTCCGGTGGTCGGCTCCTACCCGCAACAGGGTAGCGGCGGCGGGCTGAGCCAGTACCAACGACAGGGTGAGGCGGCATACGGATGAGTCTTCCCAACGGCGCACACGTTGCGATCGACGGCACCTACCACAAGCTCGACGAGGACTACGAGGCCAAGACCGGGCGCAGGTGCTACGTCCACGGTGGGCGCTCCATCTTCGCCGGCCGCACCGACATCACCGGCAAGCCCGGGGCGCAGAATCTCAAAGAGGACTACCTCGTCACGTCCTACACCCGCTGGGACGGCGAGGGGCAGGTCGTGTTCGACCCTGCGGACAACGACTCGGCCTTCCGCTTCTACCGCTCCGAGGGTCTGAACTTCCGCGTCCCCGGACAGGCGAGCCTGAACAAAGCGTTGCGAAGTGAAACGGTGTCCACCACATCGGCCACGACCACGTGGCAGGGCAACGCCGACTTCGCTGACATCACCGGGACCTCGACCACGTCTGCCACCGACCGTAAGCTCGTGGCGGTGGGGGACAAGATCGCAGCCACGTCCAACCTCACGCCGGGTGCGTCCAACGTGACGATGGACTACTACATCTACACGGCCCCGTTCTCCGACTACTCCACCACCATCCAGGCCACGTCGTTCCTGCCCCGCACGGGGGCCCCCGTCACATCCGGCACCGACCTGGTGATGTCTGCCGGAGATGGGGTGGCGAGTGCGAAGCTCACCGTGGGATCAGAGTTGGTGGCTGGACAGACGACCCGCGTGGAGCTGTACGCATCCACCTCGGCGGTCGAGCCGCAGCCGTATTCCCTCTACATCGTGGAGGTCACGGGACAAGATGAGTTGATCGCCAAGCTGGAGGGCGTCGTCACCACCGCGGCCGGGACGCCGTTCAGGACAGTCACCTTCATCCCGCGGACGAGTGGTGACTACCGCATCTACGTCTTCCACGAGGGCAGCCCGTCATCCACGTTCACCTTTGACAAGGTCGCCTACGGGGCCGACGTGACCTCCAACTCAGCCACCATCGAGGTCTACAACCAGACCGACTCGATCACAACAGCATCCCGTGTCGTGGACGTGACGGTGCAGGCGGTCGGCGGATCATCCCCCGGGGTCGCCGTGGCGTCCATCTCGTTCCAGGGTGTCGCGGCCAAGAACTACCGCCCCCGCCTCACGCGCACCTCGGGCAAGCAGGCGCTCTGGGCCGACAAGGTGACCGCCAACGTGCTGACCGCAGCGTCCTGGACGATCGACTGCCTGGACCTCGGCCTCGGCACACAGTCCGCCGGCGTGTTCACCCCGAGCATCTGGGCACACGCCCACGCTCCAGCGGTGGACTCACGCGGGTTCGTCTACAACCCCTCGACCGACGTGTGGGACTCGGTCGCCACGCTGGACACGGCCACCGGCTCCGACCTCACCTGTCGAGCGATGGCCCACTCCGATGCCGCCGAGTACTTCCTGCTGTCTTCCGGCGAGGTCGTGTACTGCACGGCCGCAGGTGCGGACACGCTGAACCTCACCACGATCTCCGGCCCGGTCGGCATGACCATCGCGCAGGACCGCCTCTGGGTGCTGGACGAAGGAGCAGCCGGGACGAAGGTCTACTCCGCAGCGCTGGAGGGCGGGTCGCTGGGAGACATCACCGTGTCTGCCACCGCACGGGTGGTCACGATCAACACCGGGGCCAAGTCCCCGGACACCAGCCTGCGCCAGCGCATGTGCTCCGCACCCACGGGCGCACGGTTCTTCGTGAACTACGGCGACGTGACGGCCAAGGTGTATGAGGTGGATGGCTCCGGTGCTTCTCTCGCGGCCCGCGAACTCGCGGACCTGGGCCACGGTGTCAAGGCCACGTGCATCGCGCACGAGGGCGGCATCACCTTCATCGGTGCGCAGTACTACGGGGACAACACGTCGAGTGACACCGACAAGAAGCCGCGCTCCGTGCTGTTCGCCATCGACCAGAACGGGGTGTTGCAGCGCATCGGGTTCTTCCGCGAGGACTCCCCGGACGTGCGCCCACCGCAGTTCATCGTGCCCTACCAAACCGACCTGTACATCTTGCAGGGCAACTACGTGTGGCGCTATGACCTGGTGAACGGTGGCATCTTCCTGGAGTACGAGCTGTCCGCAGCCACGCCGGGAAACCAGCGTGCGCTCGCTGTCCTGTTCGGCCGCATCTTCGCCGGGTTCACCACGGAGATCTTCGTGGCAGGCTCACTCGGTACGTACCGGCGTTCAAGCGCGAGCGGGGGCAACACGGTCACGTCCAGCATCACCGACTTCGGCCTGCCCGCGGTGACCAAGACGCTGGCGAAGATCGACGTGCTGACCGACACCCTGCCCGCGGCCACGCAGGTCGCTATCGAGTACCAGATCGACCAGTCGGGCACCTGGGTGCTCGCCGGCCAGATGACCAGCGGGACGCAGCAAACGTTCTACATCGAGGGTGTGTCGTTCTCCACGCTCCAGGTCCGTGCGCGGCTCAGCTCCAGTGACGGTGTGTCTACCCCGGTGCTGAAGGCGGTGACGACCTGGGCCTCCTCCTCCCAGGACGAGGAGTACTTCGACCTCGTGGTGCTGACCGAAGACCAGGACTCCAGCTTCCGCATCGACGGAGAGCAGGCGACGGGCGCGTCGAAGGCCGACGCCATCGTCTCGGCCTGGCGGAACAAGCGGGTCATCTCCTTCACCGATGGCTACCTGAAGGACGGAGTGGGGGACAGCTACCTCGTCACCATCGAGGACGTGCGGGTCGAACAGATCGCGGACCGAGAGGGCCGCACGGTCCTGACGCTGCGGGTGGTGCGGTAGTGCCACGCGGCGAGACATTCCGCCCCATCCGCCCGTTTGGGACCTGGCCCCGGCTGAACCCGCGCTCCTTCGACCCCCGCGAGAACACCTTCATCCCCGACCTCGGGGTAGACGACGGCAAGATTCGACAGGTCTCTCCTCGCAAGATGCAGTTGATCGGTGCCAAGGTCTACCGCTCGACGAACCAGACGATCACCACCAGCACCTACACGAACATGGACTTCGACGTCCAGGAGTTCGACCAGGGGGGCCTGTGGAAGGCGGGAGCACCATCGAGGCTCACCGTGCCCTACGCCGGCATCTGGTTCGTATCAGCCCACATCTCGTTCAACAACGCCACGGGCAGCACTCGGCGAGGGAACCTGAAGGTCTCGGGCACGGATGCCTTCGACGTGGGCATCGGGACCGCAGACAACGGATCGACCGACGTGATGGTGGCAACTCCCCTCCGGCTGGTGGCGGGGGACTACGTCACGTTCCAGGCTTGGCACAACAAGGGGTCTGACCTGGACGTAGCCGGGGGAGTGGACCGGAACTTCCTCTCAGCCGTGTATCTAGGGAACATCTAAAACCGCCCTAGACACCCGCGTGACCCTTTGTGCATGGCACGATACCGGTTCGCCTTGAACGGGGGGACCTATTCGGAACCCCGCCGCTTCCTTCCCACCATGCGGAAGGTCCGAGAAGTAGTCCGTCGTGACGGTCCCGACTACGCCTTCAAGGCCCAGGACAAGCACTACACCCGTCAGTACCACACGGCGATCCGGTTCGTCCCCCGTGTAGCTATCGGCCTGCAAGCCGCCGAGCTAGGTGACCTCTGCAAGGTCGCCACGAAGAACGGTGGACCGACGCTGCTCGGTCGGGTGTACCTCATCCGCAAGGTCCCCAAGCCCCAGCACCTCGAAACCCCCGGTGACCGGGCGGTTGAGGCGGCGATGGGCGAGCTGGGAACCCCGTACCGGTTCGGTATTGCCAACGGCCCCGAGGACCCGGGCTCCGACGCATTCGACTGCTCCGGCCTGACGCAGTGGGCCTGGCAGCAGGCCACCAACAACGCCATCACTCTGCCGCATAACGCCAATGCACAGAAAGACTCATCGCTGGTCTCGCTGTTCTTCGACAAGACCCGCGCATCTCGTGGCGACCTCGTGTTCATGTGGTTCCCGAACTCCCGCGGCATCGTGAGCCCGAACGCTTCACACGTCGGGCTGTTCTACGCGCAACCCTCGCGCAAAACCGGAGCACTCATGCTGGACACCCGAAACCCCATCGGGGAACCAGTCGCCATCCGTCCTATCGAAGAAGCGAATGTCGTGGGGTACGGGCGAGTCAGAGCGACGTGAGTGATGTGCCTTCCAATGGGAACGGCTCCTTCACACAGAAGGAAATCCTCGTACGCCTCGACAGCAAGGTGGACTCCTTGATCCAAACCGTCGCCTCCAAGAACGCTTGGTATGACGTACAGATCGCGCTGCTTCAGGCAGGCCAGGACAAGCTGAAGGTCGAGGCCGAGGAGCGGGCCAAGGATCTCGAAGCGACCAAAGAGGAGACGAGTTCCATCAAGACGCGCCAGAACATCGCGGCCGGCGCGATTGCGTTCATCATCTTCATGGCCCCCGTGCTGTGGATTCTCGTGAACAAGCTGGTGGCCTCATGAGGCGCTGGTCGGATGCCATCATCAACGGGCTCATCATCGGCGTGGTACAGGCGGTCGTGCTGATCCTGCTGCTGCTCGCCGTTACCGCCGCACTCGGCAACCAGCAGACCGTGGGTGCGAAGTACCAGCAGGCGACGGCGTGCGAGCTAGCCATCCCGTCCGACCCGCAGAAGGGCCGGGACCCGGTGCTTGTCGCTCAGTGCTTCCTGAACCTCGGCCTGCCCGCGCCGGACTTCGTAGGGGATCGGTCCTGATGTGGACGAGCCACTGCCACCTCCCCCGCCGGCAGTGGAATGGCCCCAGAGCCTCCACTGTCCCGAGTGCCGCAAGCCTCGCAAGCGTCACTGTCCGAAAGGGCGTACCTGCTGTTGGTACGTGTGCTCACCATGCGGCCTGACGCTAGTGGCTCTGAAGCCACTGCCGGGAACGGCGGCGGGGTGGAGCTGCCGGATAGTGCCGAGGCTGCCGTAGGTCCCGTGGTTCTCAAAGTGACGCTCTGGTGGGACCGAGAACCAGACATCGAATACGACCCGCTCCCCCCGTGGCTTGCAGCCGCGGCTCTCTATAGGGCTTCCGTCCTGATGGAGGACATGGCGGAAGCAGATCTGGACGTAGAGGAAGAAGAGGAGGAGGACTGAATGGGCGTAGGCCTACTGCTGTTGCTCGTCATCATCATCGTTGTTGTTCTGATTCTTCGATAGGAGGAACCATTGATTCTACTTTTCGCACTCATCGTGTTTGGTGCCGCGGCAGTTCTCGCGGCGGTGGGTAAGGCGTGGGCCATCGCGCTCATCGCAGCGGGGCTGTTCCTTGTCACGCTGGCAGAGCAGTTCCCGAAGCTCTAAGGAGGAAATGTGTTCGACCTCTCATTCACCCGTAGAGATGTAGTCCGAGCCATCTGGTCGTTCCTGGCCGGGGCCGTTGCCTACGTGGCGTTGGCACAAGCCGACATCATCAACGGCCAGGTGAACTACAAGGCGCTGATCGTCGGTGCCACCGTCGCTGGACTGGTGAGCCTGAAGAACTTCTTGCTCGCTGACGGGTCTGTCGCAAAGGGGTAGAACCCATGAGGGCAACCGCATGTCCGAACTGTCACGGGATCATCGACCTACCGGAAGACTCCTGCTGGCGGTGCGAGGAGAACTTCGTCCTCGCCTGTGGCACCTGCGGGCACTCACCCTACGACTTGGGTGCCGGCGTCTGTTACGTGTGTGGCAGCGAGCCCTCTTCAGTAGACCTCGTGCCCAGAAAGACAAAGACCCTCTGATGGTTTCCGACGACGTAGCGGCGATCACGAACCAACGGCTGAAGGACTTGGCGGCGGCCGTGGATCGCAACACGCAGCGCACCGACTCGGTGTCGAACAAGCTGGAGCTGCTCGTCGAACGCCTGTCCGACTGCGCCAAGAACCTTCACGACATCGTGGAGTCGTTGCCGGAATGAACGCCGAGCAGACGGAGATCATAGGCACCTTCGCCCACCTACTCCGCGGCCCCACCGCGGACGGTGGCGTGAAGCGTGAGCGAGCAGAGAAGCCGTTGTGGAAGGTAGACCCAGACCACGCGGCTGCGATGTACCGACACCTCGGCCGCTGGGAGCTGGGAGAAAAGAAGGACCCCGATTCCGGGGCACACCCACTGGTTCATGTCGCGTGGAGGGCACTGGCCCTCGCGTATCAAGAGACCGAAGGGAGCGTGAGTCGTGACCGGGAAAAGCACGACGCACCTACGAAGTAACGGGAAGCCATGCGGCTATCCCGGTGAACACGCTGGCAACTGCCGCAGCCCAGAGGGCTACGTCCGCTACCTGGAGGCAACGAAGCGGTATCACCAGGGCGATCAGTTCAAGGCAGTACGCGAGCGGTGGGCGAACGCTCACCCCGCGGCGATGGCGCTGGCCGGCATCCGGCGTGACGCAAGGAAGCGGCTCGCATGACCATTCAGCGCACGCCGTATGAGCAACAGAAGTACGAGATGATCCGCATTCTCCGATCCACCATCCGCCTGTGGCACAGCATCGAGGCGGATAGGGAGATCAACGAGGTTCTCCCCAAAGCAGAACTGGCCTTCGACGCAGCGGTACAGAAGGGTGAGCTGCCCGAGACCATCGACCTCGATGCCCTTATCAAGGATGTGACGGGTGGGTGACTTCCGCTGGCTGGATCTGGACATCGAGAACCGACCTATCTCCTACCTCGGTCAGGACTTCACGACGCCGGACATCACTGCGATCGCGTGGTCGCTAGGCGGCACGGTCGAGTGCTACGTGCAGTCCAAGCACTCGGGCTCACAGCGCAAGATGCTGGCCGCGTTCCGTCGCGCATGGGACGAGGCTGACGGGGCGACGGGGCACAACCTCCGACGCCACGACCTCCCGATCATCAACGGTGCGCTCATGGAACTGGAGCTGGAACCGCTGGACGCGAAGCTCGTCTGTGACACCTACGGTGACTTTAAGAAGCGAAGCGGTATCTCACGCAGCCAGGAGAACCTGGCCGAGATGCTTGGCATCGAGTCTCCGAAGATCGGGATGAGCACACCGAAGTGGCGCAAGGCCAACCGGCTGACCCCCGATGGCGTCGAGCTGACCAGACTGCGCGTCATCGGTGACGTAGTACAACACCAAGCCCTGCGAAGGGAGCTGCTGGCACGCGACCTGCTACACCCGCCGAAAGTCTGGCGTCCGTGATGTGGGCGGCGGCGTGGCAAGCGATGGCTGAGATCACGAAGGACAAGTGCAAGTGCGCCTGCCAGTGTCAGCACATGGCCGAGGAGATGTTCTACCGCTCGGCCAACACGCCGCCGCTACCCCTGTGTAAGGAGTGCTACGAGGAGTGGATTGAACCGTCCTGGTGGGAGTAGGGTTGGCCGGGGGTGAACCCGGCGGGTGTCATCTGGGTTTCACCCCCGAGCTGCCCCGCCGGGCTAGCCCCCCCTACAGGAGTTGTGCCGCTTCTCGGATGTCCTCGTCGTGGATCGACCAGTAGCGCTGTGTCGTGACGAGCTTGCTGTGGCCCAGCATGTGCTGGACCGCATCCGGTCTGGCGTGGGCCTGCATCATCCTCGTGGCCGCTGTTGATCGGAACAGGTGCGGGTGTACGTTCTGCACCCCTGCGGTCACGCCGGCCTCACGGCACCACGCCCAAACTGTTTGGCTCTTGCGCGGGAGTACGCAGGTGCGCTCACCGAACCTGGACTTCAGGCCGAGGAGTGCGTGTCTGAGTCCTGGCGTCATGGGCACCACGCGGTCTTTCCCACTCTTGGTGTGGGTAAACGTGATGGTCCCTTGCTCCTCGTCCCAGTTGATGTCCTCCCAGCGCAGCGTCAGCGTTTCGCCTATCCTGCCTCCCGAGTAATAGAGAAGGTCCAGGGCGTACCCGCGCATGGGATCACGGTTGTAGGCGGCTGCCCTCACGGCCTCGAACTGCTCGACCGTGAGCGCCCTGGGGGCCTTCTCTTCCCTGGGAGGGACCCTGATGAACGCCGTGGGGTCGGTGTCCATGTAGCCGTTGCGCAGCATCCACGTGAAGCAGGAGCGCAAGGCCATGAAGTAGGTGGACCGGGCCGATGATCTAAATGAGGTCTTGGTCGAGAGCCATTGATCGACCATCGACCCGGTCACATCTGGTAGGGGAACGGAGGCATCGGCGAGGAACCGCACCACGGTGCCGAAGTACATCGAGCACGTCTTGGGTGCGTAGTTCGCCTCTAGCCAGACCCTCCATGCCGTCAAGAACTCGATCGTGTCCATCTCACCCCCGAGCCAAAGCCCAGGGTTCAGAGTTTGCGCGGGGATGCCCTCCGGCGCAGTAGGGAGATAGAGGGATTCTTTCGGGACTTTCGACCGAGACCTAAAGGGCAGCACTTTGGAGTGCATAGTCTTCTTCTTCCTCAAAGAGGGCTTCTTGTCCGGGGATGATCGAGAGATATGGGCCCTTATCTCCCCTAGCTTGACCGTCGAAAAACTCCTTGGCCACCTGCGTCAGCTCTTCCCAGGGGTACGAGTCGCCCCCAAGGTGCTCGCGCAGCCAGATCGCCTCCAACTCGGTGGGGTTGGACTTGGCGTTCATCAGCACGCTGAGCCGCGACTGCTCCAGCCCTGACCGTCTCGCCAGGTGACGCTGGAGTAGGTCCAGCTCTTGCAGGCGTCGGCAGATCCATGCCGCGGTGAGTTCCGCAGCCTCTTGGTTGAATCTCGATGCCATCTCTCTCACCCCCTTCGCTATGGCAGAAGGATATCCCCATTTCAACTTTGAGGGAGTCGGTCGTTCGGCCTAGTCCAAAGGGCTAAGAGAAATCCCCCATATGTCTCGTCGGGATGCTTGACCTGCATGCCGAAACGCCATAAGGTCCGTGCATGAGAAACGGCGAAAGGGGAACGATATGTTGAAGACCTGGGATGTGCAGCCCGCGGCCACCGCAGACGGAGACGTCGCGGCTCGGCCAACCCTTTCGCAAGGCGGGCTGCCCGAGGCCGGGGGGTTCACGGACCCCTCGGCCCTCGACTTCTCCCGAGCGGTGAACATCTGGGGTTGCCTCCGCCGTGGGGTCTGGACCCGCGAGGAGACCCTGCGGGAACTGAAGTACGTCGAGGCGGGCCTGCCGCCGTGTGATTCCTGCCGGCTCCGCAGCGGTGTCGTGAACGAGTACGGCATGAAGGTCTGCGGGGAGTGCAAGAACGGTGGGCGCAGGCCCACTGGCGACGAGATCGACCGTGGCTGGGACGACTACAAGGACCGGACATGACCACCGTCATCGTCCTGTCGCTGATCCTGTTCGTCTCCTGGGTCATCTACCGGGTCATCCGGGGTGAGTTCTGATGTTCGCGGCGTTGTTCATCCTGGGATTCGCGCTGGGATACCTGACCGTGTGGGCGCTGACGAGATGACCTACGCCTGCACCAACTGCGGGACCACCGAAGCAGGCCACCGCATCGGCCACGCCTGTCTGTGCCCGAAGTGCGATGCGATCAAGAGCGCCAAGTCGGCCGAACACTTCAACCGCATGGCCGAAGCCCGCGCCCTGGCTGCCTCCACCAAGGAGCACCCATCGGGCAAGGGGCCGCGCTACCGGGCCGCGAACCAGTGGAAGCAGTGCCGCTGCCACGTCCCGATGGCTGATTCCTGTCCGGTTCACGGGGGGTACGCATGACCACGCTGACGATCCAGACGGTAGACCCGGCCACCCGCACCTGGGAAGGGCCGAAGGGAACCATCGAGTTCATCCAGGGCCAGTTCACCAACGGCGAGGGCTGGTCGCTGGGAGCCAAGCCTGAGAACGCAGCCAAGCGCGTAGCCGAACTGACTGCGCTCATCGGTGTCGAGGGCGAGTACGAGCTGGAGCCCAAGGGCGAGTTCCGCGGCAAGCCCCAGCACAAGATGAAGGGCTGGCCTGGGAAGCCCGTGTTCGGTGGCGGTGGTGGCAACAAGGCACCCCGCGACGAGACCGGCATGGCTATCGGTGCCGCAGGACACGACGCAGCGGTGTTGGTCGCGGCGATGATCGGATCGAACGTGGTCTTCCCGAACGGCGACCCCTTCGGCCTTTATGCCGACCTCACCAAGCGCATCTACGAGAACAACCAGTCTCTCCGCTCAGCCACCCTCCCGGCGAAAGCGGAGACGGGGGCCGGGGCGTCACCTCCCCCGGCCTCCAACACGTCCCCAGCAGATGAAGCAGGCCGCGGAGAGAAAACCGTGAGCAGGAAGGATCAAGGGGCTGCTGGGGCCGAGTGGGGGGCTAAGCCGGAGGGGAAGCCGGCTGACGCCCCCTGCTCTCACAAGCTCTGGACCGAGTTCAAGCCCGACAACGAGACCAAGTTGCCCACGGGCTTCCGTCGCTGCACGACATGCAACGCCATGTCGGACAAGAAGGGGGTCTTCAAGTGAACTGGGAACACGGGTTGGCATTCCTCGTCCTGATCCTTGGTGGCGCAGTGGTCCTTACTGCGGTGCTGATGGCACTGCGATCGAAGGGTGGCCCCGAATGAGCGAGTGGAAGTGGTGCGAGGACTGCGGCCACCACTACGGGGCGCACAGGCCTGACGGGCAGGAGAAGTTCGGTGCCTGCACGATCGAGGACTGCGACTGCAAGATGATGTCGTTCAACCTGGCGGACATCTGATGGCTGCCCGGTGGCAACGGATGTACGAGCTGTTCCTCCAGCCAGAGAACGTCTGGCAGAACCAATGGGACGCCAAGGTGCTGCGTCACCTCAACGAGAACGTCTGGATCACCCAACGCCTCGTAGAACGGATGCTCAGCGGAGACACGGAGCGCGACTTCGAGGAATGGGAGAACGAGCTTTGATGGGTCAGCTCATCGAGGTCCCGGCATTCCTCGAACCACCGCAGCCCTGCCTGCAATGCGGCCATCTGAGCGACTGGCACAGGACGGGCGATGGGAGCTGCACCCACGATCTGCTCGACGGAGATTCATGGATTCGATGTGGCTGTACGGGGTGGAGAGGATGAGCTTCACCTGCCCGGAATGCAAGACCGAACTGGCGCTCGCCCTAGCGGTAGCGACGCCAAATCCCGCTCGCCCGAGAGGTAGCGAGGCTGTGGATAACTTTGCGCCAGTTGCGCCAGCAGTTGCGCATATAGGTCTTGAAGTTGTTGGTTCTGAATCACAAACCAAAACAAAAGCGCAGCGGCGCAAGCTGTCCTACTCGGCCAGGTTCGAGGAGTTTTGGCAAGAGTACCCCGTCCACCGAGATAAGGCTAAGGCGCAAGTGGCGTTCACGGACGCGATATTCGCGGGTGAAGACGTGTACGAGATCATCGCCGGGGCCAAGCGATACGCCCGCTGGCTCCCCACCACCACCACCGCCCCGAAGTACGCGCAGGGCTGGCTCAACGACCGCCGCTGGGAAGACGAACTCGACATGCCCGCCTCGGTTGGTGAGACCGACCCCGCCTACATCCTCGGCACCCCGGAGTACGCAGCACGGATGCAAGCCGAAGAGGACGCGGCGATCGAGGCCATGTCGTGACCTACGGACACGGAGAGGCCCGCTACGCCCGCGAGCACCGGACCTGCGTGTGCGATCTGTGCGAGGACGCGAGAGAGCGCGGCCGCATGGTGAAGCTCTCCCTTCCCGCTGCGCCGTTGATCCCGTTCGTCCCGAAGCCAACGAACGGACTTGGGGGCCACTCCTCCGTGATCGGCGGGGTCCGAGGGACGCTGCAATCGCGGCAGGAGCGTGCCTTGTGGCGAGCCTTGCAGATCGGGTTCATCTCACCGCGCCAAGCAGACGAGGTAGCCGTAGCCATGCACATGCACCCCTGCGAGATTTGGGGTGATCTCTGGTGGGCGTGACGTGGCTCGATGACATATCGGAGGAGTGGAAGCGGCAGGTCGAGGCCCGGTTCTGGTCAAGGGTGGAGCGTGCCGGCCCAGGCGAGTGCTGGCCCTGGCAGGCGTGTCTCACTTCGACTGGCTACGGGACGTTCTCGGCCCGACAGAAGCAGATCTATGCCCACCGCTTCGCGTACGAGGCCGTAAAGGGCCCGATCCCCGCCGGCCTAGTGATCGACCACCTGTGTTTCAACCGCCCCTGCGTGAATCCTGAGCACCTTGAGGCCGTAACGCTGGCGGAGAACAACCGCCGTGGAGACGGGTTCGCGGCCAAGAACCTAGCCAAGACTCACTGTCCACGGGCTCATCCATATGACGAGGCCAACACGCTGGTGACTCCCAGCGGAAGGCAGTGCCGAACTTGCGAGAACGCTCGCCACAGAACGGACGAGTTCCGGGCGCGCCGCAGGATGCGCCGGGGGGCGAAAGCATGAACGCCGTAAGCCAAGAACTCGGCCCGTGCCCATGCGACACCGAGACGTGCCGCAGGTCTGAACTGGTCGGGACAAAGCTAAAGAGGAACGGGCATCTCGTGGGCTGCTCTTGCCGCCCCTGCATCGGCACACGCAATCGCAGGAAGGGCCAGGCGGCACAGGCGAAGGGACACCGCGCCCTCGGTGGTGTCGGCTTCACGCCCACGAACGAGGAGTCCACGGGCGGCTACCCCATCGTCGTCCAGTGTGAGTGGAAGACGGGTGGACAGGTCCCCGCTTCGTTCCTGAAGTTCATCGGCCTGGACTGGACACGCAGGGCGCTGAGCCAGGCGAACCGTGCGCGGCGCATCGGGGACGGGTCCATGCCGGCCATCGGCATCGTCGTCGCTGGCAAGACGTGGCTTCTAGTTGAGGCGAACAGGGACATGGACGGTGTGGCGTGAGCGAGGACTGGATGGCCGAGGCCCACTGTCGTGAGTGGCCGATGGCAACCTTCTTCTTCACCGAAGGATCGCGCCACGAACCCTGGCGCAGGCGCAGGGCCCAGGCCATCTGCGAGGGCTGCCCGGTACGTAGGCCCTGTCTCGAATACGCACTGAAAGCAGAGGTGGCAGGCTCGATCCCGCTGGGCTACGCGAGCTTCGTCTACAAGGTCGCCGATGCCAACGGCAACTACGTTGGCGAGACCTACAAGTGGAAGATGTTCTCAGCCTCCAGCACCCCGCCCGCAGGGATCTATGGAGGCTTCACCCCGCAAGAGCGACACGCACGACCGTTCAAGCACCTGAGCGGATGTAACAAGTCGAAGTGCCCAGGCTGCCGGCCCCTGGCTGACTGGGTTGATCTCCTACTGGAAGGAGCTGAGCGGGTTGCTTGACCTGATTAGGGAGCGGTTTGAGGCAAGCCGGGCGGGTGCGGACGAGTGCTGGGAGTGGGCCGGGCCGAGAGACAAGGCCGGGTACTCCAGGCACAGCCACTTCCAGGTTCACCGGATCGTGTACGAGGAGATGGTGGGACCGATTCCCCCGGGCATGACAGTTGACCACATCTGCTGGAACCGGCCGTGCGTCAACCCTGCCCACCTGCAACTCCTGACCCATTCTGAGAACGCCCGGCGTCAGCGCAGCGCGTTCAAGACCCACTGCTCGAAGGGTCACGAGTACACGGAGGAGAACACCTACACCAGGCCGGGCGGCAGTGGCGGGGCACGAGATTGCCGAGCGTGCATCCGCGCCCGAGTTCGGAAGTACACCCAGAAAAGGAGATCAGCGTGAGCGCAGTAATCCAGATGCACGAGCAGGGAGAGCTGTTCGAGTTCAAAATGAAACGCCCGGAGAGCGGGGCGATCAGCCTGGCCCACACCCGAGAGGTGCCACTGCCTCACGAACAAACAGCCGACCTGTTGAAGCGTGACGGTCTAGGCATCGGCAGCATCGGGTCCTTCGTCGGGGGAACATTCGAGATCACCGGCTATCGGGTAAAGGACGGCAAGGTCTGCTGGACGTGCGAAGTTGCCGATCTCCAGGTGGAACTGTGAGCGAACCGCTCGACGTCATGTTCGGCCCGGGACTCAGGTGGATGGCAAAGTACGGCCCCGGAGAGAAGTGCTACGCCTGTGGCCGCGAACCGAACGACCCGCCCCACGAACTCCTCCACCGCTTCGGCGAGGCCTTGACGGGGCACCTCCAGCACTTTGTCGAATGCGAGGCCACCCTGAATGAGTGACGCACTCGTACTCCTCAACGCCACAAGAGCCATGCACGACAAACGCAGGCTCAAACGAGGCAAGCTCCTAGAGATCTACGCCAACCACCACGCCCGCAAGATGGCACGGACACACAGTCTGTATCACGGAGACTTTCAGGGCTACCTAGAAGCCACGCGCATCCCCTGGTTCACGTGGGGCGAGAACGTGGGGGCCACCGCTGCGAAGCAAGACGACCCGATCCTGGCCCTGCACAAAGCCTACGTAGCCTCACCGCCGCACAGAGAGAATATGCTGAACCCCAGGTTCAAACGAGTGGGCCTGGGCTTCTACCGAGATGGAGATGTGCTGTGGAGCGTTCAAGCGTACCGAGGCTAGACCACCCCGGCGACTGCGCTTCGTGCGGGCACTCGATGCTGATTCACCGCGCCGACGGGGGCTGGACGCCATGCGTATTCTGCGGGTGCTCCGCAGCTCTGGACATCCTGGCCGGCCTGGAACAGATGGGGCTGTAAGTGAGAGACAAGACCTACGACCGCCTGCAACAACTCACCCGAGCCCTATCGGTAGTCCAAGACGAGAACTACCGCAAGTGGCTGGAAGCCGAGATCATGCGAGAGTTGAAGTACCCGAGTACGAGAGCGAAGGGGTTCTGATGGAGAACCACGGCGTTGAGACCACGGACTTCGGCTTCTTGGCAGAACTGACGCAGCGGATGCTTGACGCCGAGAACCGCAGCAAGGAGCTGGAGGAAGCAGCGCGGTTCGGCAGGGCGATTCTCGCGGACTTGCGGCGAGCACGAGACGGTGAAGTGGATGTTGCCGACCTGTTGGCTAGCGAACACCTTGATGCAGATGTGGCGTGGGTCGAGGAGATTCTAGGTACTAAGCCCTAGACCTAACGCCAACGCTCCATGAGTGGAGCATGGGACGAACAAGGGCTACTACAAACACTACCGCCAGGGATCCAAGCCCTGTGAGCAGTGCAGGAAAGCCCACAATGCCTACGCCTACGCTCGCAAACACGCCAACGATCCACCGCCGGCACTAGAGCTGTTCAGACAACGCAACGCAGACCTAGAGCCCGCGATCGTCGCTGCGTACCACGGTCGAGCCACTGAAGCTCAAAGTAAGCAAGTGCAAGCGTGGTACGAGGCCGCCTGGGGGATCTCCCAAAAAACCAAAGTAACAAAGCCCTCTAAGCGGTTCTAAGGGCCTGGCGCTTTCTGGGGGAGGCATGGGACGGATTAGCACCGTATAAGTCTTAGCGTCAATCCTGTGCCTCTAGGCGGGTATGTACGCCGCCTGGTCCAGATTAGATTAGGCGAGCCGGCCGGGGCTCTGTGGGCAAGGCTCCCGAAAGGAGACTCACACCCCGACCGACCCGCGCAATCATGGCACGTGGCTTCCCCGTGGATCGGTTTCGTCGGGTGCTCGCCAGACACCCGTGAGGCCTGGGGTGCTCCCCGTAGGTTCCCCCCGATCCGCCTAGCACCCCAGATTATCGGGCAAACATTCCTAAGAATCTAGGCAACCTCTGTTGACTTTCACCTTGTACCGTCCGATACTGCATACGTGGGCAAGGCTAATCAGACGAAAGGAGGCCAACCCATGGGATTCAAGCCAGGCAGTACGGTCGGAACCGAACCGACCGACGAGCAACGCGCGTACGGGCGTTTGGTCGAGGCACATGAAGCCTTGACGATGCGCCGCAACGAGCTGTTGGACGCCGATCCGACATGCAAGGTGACGTCGGACACGCGGTATCACACGCTTCGCCAGCGGTACTACAAGGCGGAAGCAGCGTGGAAGGCGGTGACGGCATGACTGCCGCCGACGCTCTCACACGCTACGCGGAGGACTACCAACAGGCGCGGGCCGAGCGTGGCCTAGCCTACGCGAAGCTCACGACCGCGATCCGCTACGCCTACTCTCAAGGAATGACCTACCAAGCCATAGGTGAAGCAGTAGGACTCACGAGACAACGGGTAGCGAAGATCTGCGACCCCCGCCTATCTACCAAGGATGGAGACAAGTGATGAACGAGACACGCCTAGACGCCGACCAGGCATTCGATCACGCCGACGCACTAGCGGTCCTGTCCTGGGACTACGGCCTGTACGCAGTGTGGAGCGCCCTAGAGGCTATCCCGTACAGGCCCGCGATGGGGCTGACCCACGAGACCCTAGAGGGTGAAGCTCCGGAGCTGTACGCCGAATGGGAGGAATGGGCTGGAAGGGCTGACCCCTACGCCATCCCCGCTGAGGCTCAGCGAATCCTAGACGCGATCGCAGACGCTGAGCCAGCACCCTAGCCTTCACCCGAAGCCCCGTTGCTACCACCTAGGACGGGGCTTCACCCTTGTCCTAGTGCCAGGCCATAGCTCTCCCTTGGTGCTAGCCCTTGGTGTGGTGAGTACCCCTAGCCTGGTGTGTGGTGGTGTGTGTGATCAGCTAACCAGACTGAGCTTGGTACATAGCTTGGTACATAGTATGCATGACCACATCACACGAGATAACAGCACCTAGCTCGCATCCACCCACCCCTAGCTACCCCTCCACCGGGGAGAGCCCGGGTATACCGTGTGTTCGCGGATCGAGGCGGGGCGGGGGGGTACGGGGTGACCGGGGTACGTATGTCGGGGGTGAGTGTGTATATATCTAAGCCCTAGCAAGTTTCCTCAACCTTAAGGTTTTCCTACTCAGCCCCGGAACAGCCCCAGTGGTGTCTCGTTAGACGAATCCCGGGACCACACCGACCCCGTCATCATTCGTCACATGCCGCAAGCGCCAGACTTCCTCGCAAGCTACGACGAGCCCTCTAACGGCCTTACGCGGTCTCTGAGACCTGCGCCGTGTGATCTGTTGGAACCCACACGGTAGAGCGAACTGGGTGAAGTAGATACCGTAAAGGTCTTGACGTCAAGGGCTCACCGGGCATAGATTTACGCCCATGAAGAAGACGCTCGTACTCGCCGCTGCTTTGGGGTTCGTGGTCTTGATGGCCCTGCCGGCCCACGCTACGAACCACTGGCCTACTCGCTGGGGGATTCAGGCGATCAACGTCTATCCGTCGAATACGACTGGGTGGACGCAGAACCAGAAGGATGCGGTCGCTGACTCGATCAACAAGTGGAACAACGCCGCTGGGTTCGGGGACCCCGTGTTGCAGTGGTGGCCGTCCCTGCCGAAGTCCTGGGACGGGTGCCTACAAACCAACGTGAACGTCGTCATCGAGAAGGTGGCTCCCGGCTGGTTGAACGGAGCCCGGGGCGACACGGCCATCTGCGATGGCCAAGGAACCACCAACATCTTCCACGCATGGATGCGGGTCGAGACCGGGATCGGCAGCGATGATCCGTACTGGGGCTCGGACAGTCCCGAGCCGAACAACACGATGGGGATGCGCGGCGTCATCACCCACGAGTTCGGCCACGTCCTCGGATTCTCTGGTCACTGGGATAGCGACCACCCGAGCTGGTGCGATCAATCCGCCGGGTCTCCCTCGTGGCACACGATGTGCAACGGGCCGTGGAAGTCAGACTCCGGGGACCCCAGGGAGAACATCTCCTACACCCTGCACGCCGACGATCGGGACTCTTTCGACAACGCCTACTAGGACACGTGCCGCGGCGTGGATAGGACCACGAACGCCCAAGCGAGGGCCGCGCTCAGGATCAGGATGGCGAGCAGCACCCACCACCTCACTCCTTGCGCTTCCTCCAAGCATCCACCACAACGGCGTAGCCGAGGAGTCCCAGGAAGCAGATCCCCATGAACGCCCACAGGGGCCAGTAGAGAGCCATGAAGTGATTCTGCCCTAGCCAGCCGTCTTTGTCTATTTGTGTTGGTCACCCAAGGCAAAACCGTCCAGGCGAAGAAAGAGCGGCAGGATGCGTTCCTGGCTTTGGTCCGTCGTGGCAAGACGTATGAAGAAGCCCGCAACGAACTTGGGATCGGCAAGACTACCCTCGATAAATGGCGATACCGGGCTGGGGCTAATGGACCCGACCACGACTTCCAGCGACGGGTACAGGAAGCTCGTGAGGCCGGCAAGAAGCGCCAAGTGTCCGGGGTGCCAGACTTCCTGACGTTCAGGGAAGACCACTTCGCCTACGTCGATCTACGAAAGACCGCAGAGCGCGGACGCTGCCCCGCCACCGGACTGCCGTGGTACTCCCGCGCACGGACCTCGGCCTACGTGCAGCAGGCCACTGCGGGGCTGGAAGCTGAGAACCGCCTCATCATGGTGATGCCCCCGGGCCACCTGAAGTCCACGATCTTCGGTGTCGAGCGCACGGTGTATGACTTGGTGAAGGACCGGGACTTCCGCGTGCTGTTGGTGCAGAAGAACCAGGACGAAGCCTCCAAGCAGGTCGGCCAGGTGAAGGAACGCCTCGCCTCTCACGACTACTACCACTTCCGCATCGACGTGTTGGAGAAGCAGGGCGAGGAGCCCATCGAGTGCGTGTTGTGCAAGTACGAGGAGGGAGTCCCGTTCAAGCCCGAGTTCGCCAAGGCGGAAGCTAACGCCAAGTGGGGGACCTACGGCTTCATCATCGGCGGCAGGACGTCGGGTGAGAAGGACTACTCGATGCAGGCGGTCGGGATCAACGGCTCCATCCAGGGTGGCCGATTCGACCGCATCGTGCTGGACGACGTGCAGGACCCGCAACAGGGCAAGAAGAACCCGCAGGACTCACTCGACAAGCTGTCGGTCTACCGGGACATCATCCTGGGGCGAGTCACCGACCTCCAGGACGTAGTGGTCCTTGCCAACTTCTTCTCGCCAGACGATTTCGCGCACAAGCTCATCGAGGCGCTACCCGATCACCCCGTCATCAACTTCCCGGCGCTGGACGAAGCAGGCAACCCCCTGGCCCCGGAGTTCTGGTCCAAGGAGGGGCTCGCGGTCAAAAAGAAGGAGGTGGGTCCTGCTACCTGGGAAGTCACCTGGATGCAGAACCTCGCGGGCTGGGCCTCCTCCACGTTCAACCGTGACGCGATGAACGCAGCCAAGGACGAAGACCTCATCCCCGGCAAGGTGCCCTACGCCGTCACGGACATCTTCATCGGCGTGGACCCCGCCACCTCAGACACGGGCCACTGCGCGATGGTGGTCTGGGGACTGGACCGCAGGGAGAAGCACCGCTACCTCATCGACGTGTTCAACAAGACCCAGATGCGCCACTGGAACAACGTCTCCGACCAGATCGCGGAGTACTGCCGCGCCTACCAGGGCCAGGTCCGCTACGTCATCGTCGAGGGCAACAACACCCAGAAGGCCGGCCTGTCCCAGCACCCGTACTTCATCAAGCAGATCACCGAACTCGGGACGCGGCACAAGATCTACCAGACGGTCACCGGCACGGGCGGGCGGTCCAAGAGCGCGAACTTCGACATCACGACCATCGCTGCGCTGTTCGACGGAGGGCACATCACGCTTCCCTACGGCGGGACGCACGAGGACCGGGAGAAGATCGACGCCTTCGTGGACCAGCTCCACCGCTGGCGCACGGACGAGAACGGCAATAGCGTCAAGCACCTGAAGCGAGACATGGTGATGGCGCTCCTGTTCGCTGAGTCTGAAGCCTTCGAGATGGCGAACAAGAAGGCGGTCCAGATCTTCCAGCACACGAACCCGATGGCGAAACTCGGGTGGTCGAGGAAGAACAAGAAGCCCGATCGGCGCACCTTCGTGACTTCGCCCTAGACACGGGCGAAAACCTACGTGCATACGCACGGAGGTGCTGATGTCAGACGTATTCGACTCGGATGAGTCCCCAGAACCACAGACCCAAGCTGCACCCGCGCCGACAGCACCCGCCCCAGATGGAGCGGACTACTGGAAGCAAGAGGCGCAGAAGGCTTTCCAAGCCAGAGATCAGGCCCGGCAGGATTTGAGGAATCAGATCCAGCAGGGGTACGACCCCGAAGTGGTCGAGCTGGTGCCGCAGAACCTTGCTCCCCAGGAGTGGAAGGAACACGCGGACAAACTCGTCGCGTTTCGAGGTAAGGCCACACCGAACCCTACGGAGAACGTCGAGCCGGCGCAGCAGGCGGAGCCTGAAGCACCGAGTGCCACAGAGCAGAACCTCGCCGCCGTAGCCAAGGGTCCGTCTAGTCCAACGCCCCCCTCGGGGTTTTCACAGGACGAACTCTTGCAGATCGCCATGACCGACCCCGAGAGGTACACGAAGCTGAAGGAATCCGGCGTGCGTCTTCAGTCCCTTGATGACGACCCGAAGTTCTTCGGCCCTTCTCGATAAGGGGAAACACACATGGCAGCTACGGGCATCAGTGCCCTCGGCGACTCCATTGCTGCGGAGATCGTCGAGTCAAAGATGGTGCCGGAACTCCGTCCCGCGATGACCTCGCGTGAGTTCCTGCGCTTCGCAGCGAAAGGCCCGTCGAACGTGGCTTCGTTCCCGTTGTGGGGCGACCCCGGCTCGGCAGCCGCACCTACCAACGACCTGTCCGACATCTCGAACACGGCGCTGTCCGACACCGAGGCATCCGCCACGGCAGCCGAGGTTGGCTTCCGCGTCGATGTCACGGACCTGGCCCGCGAAGTGTGGGCTGGCGGCGCTGACCTTTACGGCGAAGTCGCCGCGATCGTCGGCCGCTGTGTGGCTGAGAAGTGGGAGACGGACCTCGCAGCTCTCGTGGACGACTTCTCCAACGTCACCACGGCAGCCTCGACCCTGACCCCCACGGACCTGCTCGCCGCCGTCTCGGCGTTGGAGCAGCGCGACATCCCCGGCCCCTACGTGGGCTACCTCGACCCGAAGCAAACGGGCGAACTCCGCGTGGAGATCGCAACGTCGGGTGCCAGCTACCTCGTGAACAACGAGGCGCAGCACGTGGCCCCGTTCGGCGTGTCCGGCTACTTCGGCGACTACATGGGTCTTCGGATCTACCAGACCTCCCTCGTGGTCACCACTTCGTCCCTCGTGGGCGGCGCGGTGTTCGCTAGCGGCCAGGCACTCGGCTGCTACGAGATCTGGGGTCCTCGCATCGAGACCCAGCGGGACGCCTCGAACCGGACGACCGAGTTCGTTGGAACTCAGTGCTACGGCTTCAAGGAGATCAGCGACACCCGTGGACAGACGCTCAAGTCTGCGGCCTAAGCGGTGCAGTGGGAGGGCCCTAGGGCCCTCCTCTCACCCCCTGTAAGTAATGAAGGGTTAGGCAATGGCATACACGACACCGAACACCGGCATCATCCGCCCCTGGGCGGGCCGGCGACACCGTCGCTACCTCCACCGCCGTATGCAACTCACGGTCGGTGGATCGGGACAGGGCGGTGGCTCCACGGGTACTGCGTCGGACACGGTCTACGTTCCGCCCGGACGCCTCGTGGGAATCACCTACGGCAAGCAGAACCTCACCGACTCGCTCTCGGGTGCGCCCGTGGCAGCGACCGGCGGGGCGCTCGTCGTCAAGGCCGAGACCACCGCTGGTGTCCAGATCTGGACAGACGGCGACATCTCGTCGGTCCCAACGACCCCCCCGCTCCCGGTGGGGACCACGGCGATTGACGAGGGTGGTGCTGCAACCGCAGCGACCGACGCCTTCGGCGGTGGGTTCCCCATCCGTCAGGGAGTCTTCGCGGCGATCTCGGGTGGAACCGACACGGAGGTCATCTTCGTGGACATGTGGTTCCGCCTCTGCACCTACGTGAAGCTGGACCTTGTGGCCCAGACGGGTGCGGACGGCACGGGTGCCGTGACGGCGTCAGTGCCGCTGGGTGGACCTGGAACGCTGGCGGCTCTCGCCATCGACTACCAGAACACCCCGGCCACGGCAGACATCCTCATCAAGGCCGACAACACGAACGGCACCACGTTGTTCACGCGGTCCAACAGCAACACGGACGTTGCTCCGTCGCTGCTGGGTCGCCCCGGTGCAGACGAGGCCATCGCGGCCACGGCCGCAACGGACGGCACGGAGAGCGGTTACTTCTTCAAGCAGGGGTTGTTCGTGGACCTCGCACAGACCGACATCTTCACCGGCGGCAACGAGCACACGATCATCGAGTTCTGGATCGACGACTGAGTGCCCAAGAACCACGAACAAGTGGACGTGTGGGCCCCCCACAAGGGGGGCCAGCGTCTCGTCCACGTAGACGCAGGCATGGCCCCGGTACTCCGGGCGCTTTGGGAAAGGGGATACGAAACGACAGGAAGCTGTGAGGAGTTCCAGCCCGGTCTCGCCCGCATCTGGTTCCGACACGGCGAGCAGAAAGCGGAGTTCCTTCGAGAACACCCCGGCGCTACAGACGAAGGGTCGGGAGCAGTCGATTTCCCAGTCGAATACATCAGGTGACCGCCACCCCGCGTCCTGAAAGGACGGACCATGACTGAAGACACGAAGGTTGCACCAGTACCCCTGTCGATCCCCGGTTTCTCCCAA